CTTAATCTTTCTAGTAAATTGCTCTCCATAGAAATTATTATAAACATCATTATCGTTGTGTTTATAAAGTTTTCCGTCCTTAAATGTTATCAAGGATATATTGTTAGCTATCATGAAATCAGGAATGTAAGAATAGAATGTTACCCATCTCTTTTTGGTTTCACTAAAAGCTATTGTTTCATACAAATATTCTACTTCAGGTATAATTATCGGGTCATCAGAACCTGAGTTTGAACCTAAATCTAAGTTAGGGCTAACTATTGCTGGAGATAATAAATCATCGCTTGCAGAGCCTGAACTAGCAGAAGCTGTGGATGCTGATTCGCTTGAACTCTCTGGCTCAACACTAACTTCATCGTCTAAAGATACAGGTTCGCTAAAGAATGTAGGGACATCAGAAGCTGAACCACTATAATCCGTAGGCTCTTCTCCGCTAGGTATTATTACAGTAGGCTCGCTAATATCTCTTTGAACTACAACCTGTATATCTTCTATGTTCTCTTGTATAGATAATAAGTATTCATCAAATCTAACATCATAGGTTCCTAGCAATCTAAAGTCTCCACCATTGTCAATAAGTCTTTTAAACGTATCGTTGAAGTAGTTGTGCATAAACACATTATGAATAGGGGTAATTCCATCTGTACTTAGTCTTAAAACAGCTCCTCTAGGAGCATCAGTAAAATATTTTCTATTTCCATACACAGCAAAACTCTCAGGGTTTGTTCCAATACCGAACTCTCCAGTATAATAAACAATATCACTAAGAACTGTATTTTGGCTCTTAACTGTTCCTATTTGAGAACCCTCGTTACTATATAATGTATCTTGACCTACTCTTACCTTACCAACTTTCAATCTCTGGAAAATGGTTAAATCCTTATCTTCTGGATGCATTCTAAGTATAGAACCATATTGTTGGTCATACTCTTCAAATGATAAATCAAAAAACTCTGATAATCCATTTATATTAGTGTCTGGCAAGTATGGTTGCGAATATCTTATTGTAGACTCTCTTTTTATTTGATTGATATTATCATCAACTCTATTAGGTCTTCCTTTATCCCATACATCTGAATCGTAATAATCTGAATAGCTATAACTTTCAACAATGGAGTCCATAGGCAATATTCTGTATCTCAAGTATATATCTCCAATATCTTCTAGCAAAACTTCTGCAGGCGTTAACGATGTTTGGTTTTTTCCTGGCTGATTTGACGTGTGTAGTCTATTTACTATTTCATAAGACTCACCAATCTCATAATAAACAACCTCTTCACCAGATTGCTTTTTTGGAGTGTATACTTCAACAAAAGTGTCTGTACCAACTTGTATTCCAGGGTCTTTAAATTCCATTACTTTTGACGTAGAATCATAAGATATAATTTCAACATCTCTGTAATCAGTGTAGTAATTATCAGAACTATCCTTAATAAATCTTATTCTATCTCCCTTACTAAAAGAATAGTTTAAGCCAACGTCTTCTGGAATAGCACTATTATAATTGTCTATATTGGTTAACTTAGCGTTAATAGCCCCTTGAGCTACTGAAGCTGTTGCGTTAACGTCTTTTAATCTGAAATGGATGAATCCCTTATAAGCATCATCAGCTCCTGGCAAATATTCAACTGTCTGATTCCCAGTGTATACGAATTGGTATCTCTTAGCCCACTCAGGAGCCAAATTGCTTATCTTAACTGATAAAGACGTTTCATTAGGTATATCTCCATTAGGAATAGCCAGTTCTGAAAAGAAAGGAACATAAAATGATTTACTAGAAGATATATTTGTTAACCCAGAACGATTAGGACTGTCGTAGTATACAATGCCGATTCCATGAGTAGCTCCAGATTTTAGTGATTTCTTGCTTATAGCAGTCCAATCAGCATAAGCCTCAACACTACATCTTGTTACGTAAAGAGCAGCAGTATCACCTCCTACAGCTTCTGGAAACCAACTACCACTAGGGTTTGTAGCTTCTGAAGCAGGCACAACAGCGTGAGTCCAGACTCTTACAACATCTTTTCCATTAAATGATGAACTTGATATAGACGTATTACTACTGTTTGTTAAGTCAAAATCAATATCAACTTTACCTTCTGTAATTTTTCCTAAAGCCTTTATTTTATCTCTCAATGCAGCAGCGACAGTCGTTCCTGTGTCACCAGCAATAGAGGTGTATTGAACCTTAAATCTTTTCTTTTTTATATTATTAGACCCACCTAAATCATAGTATTCAACAACCAAGTCCACAACATATCTTGTTCCTGGGGCATTTGGAGCGTCAACGTAAAACTCATTAAGTGTGCTCTCTGTTACATATATAGGGGAAGCTGAAGCATCAACTGGTCTCAATCCAAGCACTCTATTACTATAAGCTCCGTTTGGCTTATTGAATGGTAAAGATGGTGATGAGTACAGCTGTCCAGGAGAAACGCTTATTGTTGGTCTCTTAAACGGACTAGCTGTAGGAGATGGTCTCCATGCAACCCTTCCTGATTGGAAGAAGTAGTTTTGTCCGTTTATTTCTCTAATATATCTTGCTTGGTCTGAAGTTACAATAACCCAGTCAAGGTCTCCTTGTAGAGGGTATAGTGGGTTTATTTCTCCACTACCAAAACCTTTCCACGTATCTTTCTTTATTATCTCTCCTACATCTGGAGCGTCTGCAGCTGTTGATATTTCTCTGTTAACAGTAATATCAATATCAATATCTACAGGGTTGTAATTCTCAGTAACCCCTCCGTAAGCTATTCTATTACCATCAATAAGTGCTTGACTATCAGCCTTTAACGGGTAATAATCAAAAAGACGCATTCCGTCAGTTCCAGAGTTATCAATAGGAATATAATCCTCATCATTAAAGAATCGATAAGTATATGTTTGGTTAACTATATTTAATTTATCCTTGTCTAAATCAGCGGCTAAATAAAAATCTCCAGTATTACCTTCTCTAACAGCAATCTTAATCCCTTTCACTGTATCGTTTCCAGTATCTATGTCTATATCTATAGCGTTGTTTATATTTGTTGGATAATAAAGTGATGGTCTATACTGCCCTTCATTTAGTGGTAATGGAACCTTAGATATTGGGCTCCAAGCACTCTCCTCGTTGTCTAAATATATAAACTTGTACCTAAATTGGAATAGCTTATTTCTAACGTTATTTGAATTTACAGATGAATCGTCACCGTACTCAACTTCTGGTGGAAATCCAGGAGCTATAGCTACAGCATTGATGTATTCTTCTTTAAATGGAGTAGGGTAGTTATTGTTTTTAGCTCTATCTACATTTATCTTTCTCGGTGGATTGTATCTATCATTAAACAACAATATATCGTCAATCATCTGAGGGTCATCAATAAACTTATTGGACTTAAAGTTCAATAAATAAGTTTGTATCACTAAAGCTATTGTACTTGTTTTTGCATCAAACTCATATATAGAATGCATCCCCTTGCTATTAAACAAAAAGTAATAAACCTTATTTGTTTCTAGGTTGTCAAAAGCACCTATTACTTTATTAGTCCCTTCAGGTAATTCAATGCCGACCAGCGAGTTTCCTTTAGTGTTCTCTACAGCACCCATATTAGCCCCATCAGATTTTGACAGTCTGCAATTTAACGCATACCTGTAATCACCGTTAGGAATTAATCTGTCCTCAGTATCTGAATTTAATCCTCCTGTAAAAGTTTTTCTTTCTATTGCCATTTCTTATTATATTCCTGGTGCTGACCTATATCCAGATTGATAAGCCTCTACAAACTCTATAATACTGAATCTATATTGTCTTTTCATTGCTTTTTTCTTTTCTCTAAAATACGTAGCCTGAGCTAATTGTTTATCCCCCAGACCATAGCTTCTTTGATTCTGAACATATTTCCAATACATCCAATCCTTTAAAGCCTCAACATAATATTCATCAACCATAAAACTGCCATCAACCTGTGAAAGATTAGCTAAATACCTCATTACTATAGTACTAGCACTAGCACCACTTAGGGCTATATATCCGTCATTTTTGTACACCTTGTAAGTTCCGTTAGCAGAACCTCCTCCACCAGCACCATACGCTCTTCCATTAAACTGACCATCCTTAGTAAAGTGTGATGAATTGTAGCTAAAAAAAGTATTTTCATCTCCATTATATCCTGGGGCTCCATTTAAGTTTCCACAACTATCATAAGACCTTGGTGCTAAATTATTATTTGCTCCAAGTGCTGATATTATTCCACTATCAACAACTCCTATTACTAGGTAATCAATGTAGTCGTTTGGTAGATTCACAGTGTCATTAGCGTTTACGGTTAATTCAACTTCCTTAATGATGCTTTTTGCATCCATGTTCAAATCTCTTAACCCAGATATTGCTATCTGAATAAACATTGGGAATCTATTATCAGTTTGACTTGCATGAAGTCGCTCAATATAAAACTCTCTTACTATTTCGTCTAACTTTCTCATTAATCAATAGAATTATTTTCCTCATCAGCAGGAATACTTGATGTCTTAACGTATTTTTCAAAAACCTGCTCAACAACTTGCTCTACCATATCTGCTGGAATGTTTAATTCATCATCTTCATCTATCTTATCTAATGGCAGGGTCATTGTTATGCTTACATTCTCTGGTAAATTTGTTACATCCATGTTTATAAAATACAGTCTAGAGCCCTCTCTATAATACCCTGTGTTGTTCTCTAAAGAACATGATGCTAACCCAGCATATAAATCTTTAAAACCATTTTGAGCCTCTACGAAACCTCTTCCTTGAGGAGTTCCTACCCTCTTTAAATCAACTCCATAAGGTAATGATATTGTGGATGAAGGTATGTTTGTATAATACTCTTTCTTAATATTGTCTTGCAATACCAAATTGTCATTTATGGTGTAATACACGCTTCCGTCAACTTCCTGAAAATCAATGTTTTTACTTTCAAAAAATCTAACTCTTAATAATGACGCTAAAGACTGATGTATTGATAACATCAACTCTCTCTCATCAACACTGGCTTCGTCAGAATACTTCGCTAGTCTTCTTAATATTTGCTCTGCTATTTTTGATTTGCTTGTCATACTCCTGTGTTTTCTAATCCAGAAGCAGCTTGAACTAATTCTGGCTCTCTTATAACTATACCTATAAGTTCTAGAGCTATCATTGCTATTTCATTAAACGCTTGTTTTGGTGCGTCTATGCTTTGGCTTTTACTAGAATCGTACACTGGTCTGTTATTTGTTAAGTTGTAACCCCAGACTGGAGTGTTAGGTACTCTAAGGTATACCAAAGTTACTAAATTTATTAGACTTGATGGTTCTATTAAAAAATTATCTGACTGTATGTTAGCTATTGCTCTTTTCTTTGTTGGAGCAACAATACTGCTACTTAAATTTATAGCCCACTCATTATCTTTTACTATTGATATTGGTTGTGTAACTATCTTTCCGTTACTCTGGTATTTATGAGTTAACCTTGATAAAGTCCAGTATTCTGGCATAATTACCCCATTTATATCCTTAGTTACTCCGTTTGGTATTGGCATCTCTCCACCTAAACAGCTAACAGTATGGGTTTCTTTTAAATGCTTAAGCCTATCTATGGACGCCTGGTCTAAGTCAAGAGAAGTTCTTGGCATTGGATTTCCTGGCTGATATTCTTTTTGATTTGAAATCTGCTTATTAGTCCATGCAAATAATGCCCTCTCAACTATAGAATTAAATTGAGATGGAGTAACTGTACCTCTACCATTCTTATTAGCTATAAGGTAAAAAAATGTGTGAAATTTATCTATATCAATCATACTAATATATGTTTAAATGAGATGTTTTCTTTTCTCCAAACACATCTTTTTTCTTGTGTAACCCCATTTATAAAATAGTAATTCATTGCCACCTTAATAGAGTTTGTTGTTGATGTTACTTCTAATTTTGCCATTATCTTATTTCCCCCCAATTAAATCCTGCGGCAACAGATGCGTTAGTTGTTCCAACTCTTACAGCAGCTAATGTTAATATTCCTGTTCTTGCCCCTCTCCTGTTCCATAGTATAGTTTTACCCAATATACTACCTGTTGAAACTCCTGTATTTTTAGCCCCTCCTGCATAATCAACACTTACAGGGTGTCCATTTGAATATCCTGATGCAGCAGTATCATATTCCATCATACTTTCTCCTGTATCTACATCTGTCCACGATGGAGAGCCTACCAATGTTACATCGTGCAACACAACTAAATTTATTGGATTATCAGTATATACTGTAAACCCTTTAGGTAGTGCAATACCCCTATTAGTATAGGTTTGAAATGTTGTTTTAGGTCTTATAGATATTAATGGTATTAATGTAGTTGATACAGTTTTAGTTGTAGCACCCATTGATATTCCTCTATTCAAACCTTCTAAATCTCTAATAGCTACCCCTCCTTCAGACTTTACGGTAGCACAGATGGCTTTCATTGTAGCTCCTGCGTTTATAGGTATTCTATACCTTAATCCTATAGCATTTTCAGTATCTCCATAACCCATCTCCATAATGGTTTCTGCTCCTAAGTTGTAAATATTCCAAAAAGCAGGTTGTTGTGGGTATTGCCAATATCCTGTATTGTACTTATTATCGTTTTCGATTGAAGCTAAAGGAATTGTTATTCCTCCTGTGTTTATTCCAAATCTTATTCTACCAACCTTTAAAGATTGGAAGTCCATAACAAGTATGTGTGATTTAGTCCAATCAATACTGTTTACAATATCTTGATTAGCCCATTGTGCAGAAGGTACTGATTCTAATTCAACAGGCACTCCTGATACGCTACTTCTAAGGAAGAACTCGGCAGTTCCACCACCTATTGCTGCCATATCCATTACACCTGTCATCTCAATCTCTTGACCATTTCCAGGAGTGTATGGAGCAGGATAAGTATATACTCCTGCTGAAGCTGTTAGCCCTGTTCCACCTGTAGCTAATGTTAAGTCTCTTGGGTTTCCATTAAATACAACTGTGCCTGTGCCATTGACAAATTCATCAGCTAAGTCGTCTTGATTATCATAGATAAACTCAACATCAACTCTATTACCTTCTCCTGCTGTGCGAAGACGGTTAAAAGCTGTTGTGCTTAAAGTGTCAGCTAATGATATTCCTATTGTTTTAAATATACTTCCCATTATTCAAATAAATATTCTCCTAAAGTTTCACTTAAATACATCCATCTTGCTTCGTATGGAGTATCAATTACAGGTGCAGTTGCTACTCCCTCAATATTTCTTCCATTACCACTAACAGTTCCTTCGTTACTTCCTGCTGAAGCATAACCTATATCTTTTACCTTCCAAGTTAGTCCTGCTTGAGCATCAGGCGGTAGCTTCATTGTAGCACTTCCTCCTGACAAATCCCATAGGATTAAATAGTTTGCATCACTATTTGTTAATGTATAATCTCCTGATACTTGTTTTTCTTCCATAGCTCCAGGAGTATTAATATACCCCTCAAGCAATATCATTAAATCCAATGGAGAAACCTCTTTTGGTTCTATTATATCTTTAGTAGATTCTGAAAATACTTCAGTATCAGAGTCAAGCATTTTTAATGTATGATTCTCTACAGAAAAAGAGACATTCTCCTTACTGTGTTTTGATACACTTTTGTTATCCAAAGAGACAAATAGATAATCTCCTATATTTTTTATCCTTACCTTAGCCACTATTAAGTTTTTGTTACTTTTAATGATACTTTAGCGTTACCACCTGCAGTTGATTTTGTTGTTGTCATCGTTAGTACTTGACCAGCAGTGAATGTGTTATTTGTTGACGGAGTGTCTGAGTACCCAGCCCCTATAGTATCTCCTCCTGTTAATGTTAATGTTCCCATAGATAATCCTGCATTATTCTTAAAGTTAACATCAGCATCGTCTGTAGCCTCTATTAAATCATCAGCGTACACGTCTATTTGATTTACCGTACAGTCGAATGGAATGACTACTTTGTGGTCTCCCAATCTATTTGTATCCCAGCTTATTTGTGATGTAATCAAATCAACCTCCATACCTCCTCCAACTTTCGCTGGAGTTATAGCTCCTGCTGCCACATCTCCACTATTAATCTGAAATGGATAAGTTGCTCCAGTATTCATATTTGGCATGACGTATGTACGCCATGCTCCGTCCATAAACTTACCTCTAAAGATTAACCCTCCTGTAAGTGCTTGTTCTGTAGTTAGTGTTATTCCGAATATAGATAAAGAAAAAGCTCCAACTGTTACACTAGCATCGTATTCTAACCAAAATTCATCTCCATCAACAGCTCCTGGAGCAGCTAACTGATAGAACGTATTGGCAACTAGTGTTGATGTTCCAGTAAGTTTCTGCCACTTCTTATCTGCCCCTCCTGTAAATGATATTGTTCCTGTTGTAGCTACTGCTACTGAATTATATGTGTCAACACCGAAAAATCCGTACCCAGCCGTTCTATAGTCAGCCATAGAACCTATAGCCTCATTACTCCTAGAAACTTCATACCAAGTAGAATCTTTTAATTCTAAGACTAATGCCCTAGAAAATCCGTCAGTATCAAAATCTCCACTCTCAAGTGATATATTCCCAATACCGTCTTTTACTGTTGTTACCCTTCCTGAATTATTTCCAACTATTGTTATTTTATCTCCTTCTGCGTATCCTTCAGCCCTTATAGAATCTAGGTCGTCTGTAGCAGCGAAAGATTCTGTCTCTACATATATAAGTATGTCAGATGATTCTCTTTCAACATAGATGACTCCTGACGAAATAGTGGTGTCTGAAACTTGTTTTGCAGAGTTTAAATACCTAGGTATTATGTAACTTGTTATTTCCCATGCCCCTGTAACACTTCCGTCTGGAGCTGTTCCTAAGCCCGAACATCCGCTAGCATCGTAATCAGCATTAAGGAAAAATCTATATCCGTAAGCCTCATCGTAAAGTTTTGTATTATCAGAACCTCCCTCAAAAGGAGTTACTGTATTGGTCATGTTCCCAGTATCAGTAACTGTTAATGATGTGTTATTTAGTGTTGACCCAGCACCTTCATTTAAATATACGTAAACAACTCCTGAGTCAGCTATTGCTGTACACTCTTCGCTTGGTGCGGATAAGTCAATATAGCTGTTGATAGCAGCAGACACCAGGCTAGCTAAAGCTGAGGTTGTTGTTGCTCCAGTATAAGTTATTGGAGTGGCAGGGTCTATTACATTTATTCCAGAAGCAGTTATAATTGAGTTTATTTGTCCAGCCCCAGTAACTGTATCTACAGTTATGGTAGCCCAAGCCTTTCTATTTAAGGCAGTTGCAGCACCAGAGATTCCGTAAGATTTTACGTCTCTTACTCCTGTTTTGTCGTTATTAAATGTTTTGACAACACTAGTACCGTTAGTCTCTGTTACATATATATATCCTAAGCCATTACCTAGGTCTGTTATTTGTTCTGACATTATGCGTTAATTTTAAATATTAATTCAAAAGATGTATAATCTTGAATAGTTAGTCCGTTTATCGGTGCTCCATCCTTATCTGAAAATCTTAATCCAAACTCAGACGCTGACATAGTTGTTATAGCTACATCAATATTATTTGTATAATTAGATACAGTTCCTGTTGCTTTCACTATATTAACAATCTTAACTTCTGGGTAATAATCTTTAGATGAAGAAAAGAAGTTTCCTACTGTAAAATCAGTATGAAGAGAACTCCAGTCTCCAAAACTTCCGTTATTGTTGTTTAGTAAAAACTCTGTACCACCTGTTTGATTTACGGTAGCAAAAGTAGAGCCGTATTCTTTTTGGTTTGTTATACTTATAGTAGGGACAGCTGCACTATTCATTGTAACTAGCACTCTAACAAGTAATTCCTCATTATACATGCTATCTACATTAATTGTAGATGTTTTAGTTGTTACATCGCCAGAAGTTGATGATACCTCTGTAATTGAGGTTACATTTGTTCCAGCTGTTAAAGCTCTGTTGTATGTCGCTGCTAGCTTGTTAATGTTCTCTGTGCTTAAAGCTACAGTGTATGTAGTTGTTCCTCCACCGTCAACACTCGGAGCTTCAATTCCTGTTCCTCCAACTATTACAACATTATTTCCGTTTACAGCTAAACCTGTCACAAGTTGAGGAGTTCCGTCATTACAAGAACATCCTGCATCGCAGTTAGCTATAAGTAATATCTCTGAAACATAATCAGATATATGGTCGTTCTTTCCACATCTAACTGCATTACCTACTAAAGAGGCAAGAGCTACTACTTTTTCAAATTTTGCATATTCTTTTTGAGCCAATACCGAATCGGTGCTTTTAGCCTCATTGTACCTACTCCATTGGCTTCTTATGCAGCAGTAAATATCACATATATCTCCGTTACAAGCAACCTGAATGACATCAGAACCAGTAACTTCATCAATAACATATATTAAATCATCAGCCCCAAATAAATAGGTAAGTGTTGATGTTAATGAACTTGAGTGTTCAACAGTGCTATCTGCTACCGTATAAAAAACTCTTGTAGTTAAAGGCGAAGCAGTACCTGTTACATCCGCTGTTGGAGTAGATGGTGGATAATGTATTTTAAAATCCCTAACAACCGTTGGCGCAACACTATTAACTGTATAACTAGAATTATCAATAGCTGATAATAAAGGAGTTACACAATCAGCAGTCATGTCTATATCTACTGTTGGTGATGAATAATCAAGTGTAAATGTTTTTACATCAACAACATTGGCAGGCACAACTAAGTCCTGATAGGTTAGTGTTATTGTGTATAAACCTTGTTCTGGTAGACCGTCACCAGCTAGTGGTAATGGTATAGTTATTAAACTATCCAATGATGTGCCTGGGTCAATATCTGGATTTAAGTGGTCTGTGTTGTTATAAAAGATTCCAGAGGGAGACTCTACTTTAGCTACTACTGTTACGTTAGCAGCGACAGTACCTTGCGATACATAATCAGTTGAGTCAGTAAATTTTATTTGCTTGATAGTTTCATCGTAATGAAAATACGAGCTATATTCTACTGTAGTAAGTGCCATGTTGTTAATTAATTAATCAATAACAAAGATAAACAAAAAAAGAGTACTACCGAAGTAGTACTCTTAATTATTTTTAAAACCAATCTATTTATACTATGTAAGACAAAATGTTTTCCTTATTAGTTTTGATTGCTTTAAGGATAGCTACCTTTCCTTTTTCTTTTAAAACTACCTCGTCATCTTTATCTGTGATAGTGTAAAAAGAAGCTACTCTTTCTATCTTTTCGTTAGCCAATGCCGATTCTAGCAATTGTTCTTCCCAAGACTTAGATTCAACTTTTTCTTCTACATTATCAATAAGAGTTATTTTTATGTCATTTAAGGCATCCTTAAACTCCTCCTTCTTCTCAGACAAGTCAGCGAACCAATCGATAACATTCATTCCTTGAGGTGAAGAAATTATTACATCTCCTCCAGCCCAAGCTAGGGAATTTTCACCTCTCAACTCTATAGTTTTAGCATCTAAAGCCTTGTGAATCATTATCTTGTTCTTTAAGGCACTGCTTTGTAATGCCTCAACAAACATTTCTGGAGTTCTTTTAGCTACATCTCTTAAACTATATCTTAATAGTTGCTCTGTCTTTTTCATTATACCTTCTGCCTCAGCTCTAGTTTTAGATGTAGCAAGAGCGAATGCTCTAACGTCCTCTAATGGAGCGTGATTAGCAAAATATAATGCTTGAATTTTCTTATCCTCTTCCTCGTTAGCTTCTTTAGCCTTTTGTTCGTAATCTATTATCTCAAACAATGCAGAGGTATCTGGCATTCTAGAGCTATCATTTCCAGCATTGTATCCACAAAGTTCTAAATACTTAATTAAATTAGTATCTCTTCTTGGAGCTATGTAGAATCCGTTTGTTAGCTTAATTCTTTTTGGTCTAGCCTCTTTTTCTTTATCCGTCCATTCGTCAACAAAAATGCTTTTCATTCCTGGTGAATACTGAATTTTCCTTACAACTCTATCTCCTTTTTCATCCTCAAAAGAAATTTCACAGCTTCCTGGAATGTTTTCTGTTGGAGGGTAATAAGGAAAAGATTTTCCTGGTTTCTTTGTAGTCTTTATAGTAACTGAACCGTCACCATTTAATAAATGAGCCTGAGTGGCTGATACTGTTGTTTTCATTTTATTTAGTTTTATTTAGTTTTATTTAAAATAAGAGGGAAGGAATTAACCTCCCCTCTTTTTACTTAGTCTTATTAAGCTCTCTTAATGTAACCGAATTGGTTAAGTGCTTGAGCTTCAAGAGCTACGTGAGATAAATATCTTACCTCTTCGTAATCCTCTCCTTCCTTAGACATTGTTCTTGCGTTGAAATAATCAACCAACATCTCTCTAGATTTCCCGTCATTAGCAAGGAATCTCTTTCTTAAAGATGCTACTCTAGAACCTCTTTCTTTACCACCAGCAACCATGCTAGTTCCAGAAGGTACAGTGAACGCTTCGTGTTTGAATCCGTATCCATCAGCACCCAAAGTTTGAATGTTGTTGAAAGATTCCATACAACGTTTGTCGTAAGTGTAAGCACCTACTCTGAATTTTTGGAAACTTAAGTTTACAGCCTTATCAGAATCCATTGAGAAGTTTCCGTAAGAAATAGAACCAGCTTTCAATCTGTCTCCTAACTCTTCATCTAACTGTTGGTCTAAAACGATACCAGCATTCATGATGTTAGTTTTTTGAGCATCTTGAGCATCAATATCAACGTTATAATCTCTAATATCATCTAAAGTTAACCCTGACACTGCAGCGTAATTTAAGATGTTACCAGCTCCGTTAATTTGAGTTAATAAACCTTTTGTTAAAGCTAAAGGTGTTCCAGCTGTTTGGTAAGCGTTTGCGATGTTAGCTGTATTAGCTAACTCATCACCAACCAATAAAGTTAAATCAACAAAGTTTACAAATCTAGCGTAAGCATCTCCTTCACCTTGTACAGCGAATTTCTTCTCACCAGAATCATCAGTAAACCATTTCTTAGTTAAACCTTCAGAACCAGTTACACGAACTCTATCCTTAATGATTTGTAACTTCTCAGTGTACTTAGTAGCTGTGTTACTCATTGGAGAATTGTATCCAGAACCCTCACCATGAGCGTTACCATAAATTACAATCTCATCAGCTGAAGCAATACTAGGTATAGCATCAGAAGAGTTTAATGGAGTAGCAGTAAATGATGCGTAGTTAGTTACACTGTCTACGATACACTTAATGTAGCTTCCGTAAGATACAGAACCAGTACCTGGTTTAATCATGATTAAGTCACCAACTCTAGGAGTAGTAGCTTTCTCATCAGGTGTAGCTGAAGTATCATAAGGCGCAGCAGAAGGAATATCAACCTGTACATCTGCATGTAAAGTAAATGATACTTGAGCACCAGCAGCACCAGCACCTCCATTTGTTGCTTTAATTTTAGGCATTGTTCTGTCCTTCTCAAAACGAGAGAACTCTAATGCATCAGTCGGTTTTTTTGCGTTTACAAAATCAAGAAAACCAATCATTGAGTTTGCATATCTTTGAACCAATCTATCTTGGATGTCTGGTTCGTGAGCATCGTAGTAAGACACAAAATTGTGACTCGTTGCTACGTTTAATGCTCCTGTGTTAAATGTTGCCATTGTTTAATGTTTTTAAAAATTGTTAAAATTATTCGTTTGCTTCTCTGACCGCATTAGCTGCTGCACTCTTACCTTCCTTTTGGACTTCACGTGTTTGTCCTTTAGAAAAATCAACATTATCAATTTCTTTTGCATTTTTACTTACACCTGCGGATTTCCCTTGGTTGAAAGCAATGCCGAGATTTCTCTCATAATTAATAATCTTATTAGCATCAGCTGTTAATTGGTCTATATTTACAGTTCCATCCTCTTTAAACCACCTCTTTTCTGTCCAAGATTTATCTCCTTCATTAGATAGAAATTCCCTTATGCCATTTCGGTCTTCATCGGAAACTACTAATTTTAATTCGTGAGGTTCTTTTTCAGAACCAACTTGGATTGTCTCATCGCTAAAAGCGTCTATCCTAGAATCGTAATGCTTTACTTCTGCATCAATCTCTTCTTGGGATTTCTGAGGTTTTTCTTCAGTCGGAGCTGGTTGAGAATATAGCTCTAAATCATTTATATCCATGCTGTCTTGAAAATCCTTAAGGTCTTCCCTAGCTTCCCTAGTCTTTCTAATTAAAGAGGCTTGTATCGCATTCACTTTTGATTGCGTTATCTCACCATCCTCAATCATCACGTCTAGTTCTTCTTGTGACTTATTAAGAATATTATATTGTTCAAGCTCAGCTTGTATTTCAATTTCTGTTATATCTGGAGTCTTTAAGTACAAATGTTCTGTTATAACATCTGTTTCAGACATACTATCAAAATCTTTGCTCTTAAAAGCAAAAATATCACCAATAGTATACCCTTCACCATGCACTTCTTCAATTTGACTATTCAGTTGTTCAATTATATTCTCTCCAGAAATTTTCTGCATACTGTTATAAGTATCCCACAAATCCTCTTCAGACTCAAATTGCCCTTCTGATAACTCAGATATTTTATTCAAAGAACGCTCTTCTGCAGGCTCTTCCTGCGCTTCACTATTTACTTCCTCGTCTTCACTTTTTTCCTCTTTACTTTCCTCTTCAGTATTTTTAACTTCTTTACCTTCTTCATCTTTATTTTCTTCCTCTCCTTCTTCCTTCTTAGGTGTCTCGTCATTTACTTCTTCTTTTACTTCCTCAACCTCTTTATTTTCCTCAGACTCTTCCACTTCTGGAGTTTCTGTTTCATTTGTTGGTTCGTCCTCAATTGGAGTTAACCCTGGTTTTGTTTTCCAAAAATCGCTCATTTTCTTTAAATTTAGTTTAATATAATTTTAATAATACAAAGAAATAAATTACATTTGCATAAACACGACATAATAATGACTTTTTATGAAAGCAAGTATAGATTGTAGTAAAATAATGAAATTAAGACTCAGTATGGACTTAAATGTTACTGAGCTAGGGAATAAGCTAGGAGTTTCTAGAGCTATGGTTTCAAGGATGGAGAGTGACCCAAAGTATAATCCTGGAGTCTTAACTCTCTATATATTCTCTAGTTTTTATAATGTTCAGATAGATGACCTTCTAATTAAGGAGTAATATTCGTTTGTCTTACTGCAGCTCCACCTGGATTTATATTTGTTCTAGGTTTGTCAATGCCGAATTTACTTCCTGCATCGTCCTTTCCCCCCTGCTCCTGCTCTTTAATTAGTTTCTGCTTCCACCAATACTCTCTATCAATTTTTTTGATTTCGTTCATTGTTTCGTGGTCGCTATATTCCTTCTTTAATCTGTACTCATTAGAATCAGTAGCTACCTTAGCCTCAGCTGAAGATTGATTCTTAACTTTCTCAGCCTCTGCTGCTGCCATTGCTGCTTGTTGTTCTCTTTGACCTGTTATTTCCTCTCTTTGTTGGAACTCAGCCATTTGCTCTTCAGCATACTTTCTTCTTCTAAAGATAAGTAATCTTTCAGCTTTCTTAACGTTGTTAACTCTCTTTACTTCTAAATAATCTTCTGGACGAATCTCTTTATTTTTAAGAGAAATTTCAAGCATGTTTAAAACATCTTGTATTTGGTCATCAGTAGGTAAAGCCTCAACCTTAATTCCTAACTGAGCCATTGTAATATCCTTAGCGAACTCTACTGATTTTACACCAAGTTCTCCTACTATATTTTCGTACTCCTCTATCCCGTCTCCGTATTCAACTTTATATTGAATCATTCTAGCCATTACCTTTCCTACTTGAGAAAATATACCATCAGTAAATGCTTGGTACAACTCTCTAGTAGTATTATTTGAGGCTAGTAACCTCATTTTTTCAATGCCGACTAGAGCATCCTTATCTGGAGAACTACCATCTCTAGCGTCATTTATTCCAGTGTTTTGTCTAATCATTTCTATCTCGCTGATTATAGCACTATCTAAAGCCATTAATTGTTCAGCGAAAGGATTATTTAATTGTTGTATTGGAAGTCCGTTAGCAGGGTCTCCATTAACATCTGTTCTGGTAAAAAATAATACACCCTTTTGTTTGTATAATTTTACAATTCTCATTGGGTCTGTTTCCCCAATTAAATCCAATACGTCTGTAATTCCAGAAGCATCAATAGCGACACCTGTTGGTGTCATCTCAGCTATAACATGTCTCTTTCTAAGTACTAGTAACTGGATAGTTTCTAAGTTAGGCTTCATTACATCCACTATAGACTCACTAGCACCGTTTCTTAGATTTGGTTGGAAAATAACATATCTTCTCAAAATTTTAGATGATATTTTATCTCCCTTCTTATTGTAAGGTCTAACTATATTTTTAGTTCTACCATAATTAATCATTATGTCAGCACCAACAACCCATATCCCTTCATAAGACATCTCTATATCTTTTTCTATAAGGTCTATTTTCTTTTTGCTTCGTTGAGGTTTTTTATAGTCAAATGACTTTCTAGACGTGTGATTATTTCCGTACTTATCCTCTTGTTCAGTCCATACGTATCTATCATTTGTATAAAATATAAAATCCAATATCTCAATTCTATAATCATCGTATGCGTAATCAATTCCATTATAGCTTCCAGATACATCGTAAGTCTCACCAAACTTCCATGCTTGGTTTCCAAATTTACCACTACTCTGTCTAGCAATCTTGAACCACTCACTCTCTTTTATCTTTCCTCCAGCATCTCTATCTCTTAAAGCTCTGATAGACATCATCTTTCTTTCAGCCTGATATTCCGTATCGTCATGGTCTGGCTCATCAGTTTCTGAGGTGTAGTAGTTTGTTGGAGCATCAACATATCTAAGTCTTATCTGATTGTTTCTGTCAAAATAAAGCCTAGCCCCTCCAATAGCGTTCTCAACCAAATCCCTAATAACTCTATTCTTAACAACTCTATCCCAATCATTGTTATATAGTTCAAAGTCAACTATTTGCTCCATCCCTATTTCTATAGCTTGCTTATAGTCAAGCTCCATATAAATATCGACCTCTTCTCTATCTCTAGGCTTGAATTTAGTTCTTTCGTCAAGCACTAAGCCAGAAGCCTCTTCCATCTCAGCTATATCTCTCTCCTTTACGACTTGCCCGTAAAAGTTGTCTCTATCTTTTTTTAATTTTGCTTTTGAGTGTTTATCTATTGCGTTGAACTGTATTTTGTAATCTTGGTTAGACATATCTCCAACCAACGTGTCAACAAATTTCTTTCCTGGAGCCTGTATACTCCAATCTATATTCATGTACGACTTATTCCCTTCCTTATCAATCTCAGCATCAAGCAACCCTTTGTACTTATTGATGTCTTGCCTATTAGAACCAAAGGCTCTATTCTCTTCAGCAATATTTCTTCTGTTGCTGGATAAATCTTTTAATAACCCCTTATAATATATGTTTTGAGCAACCTTTTTTCCAAAACCATCCTTCTCCTTTTGCTTAGGGTCTACATTCGTAACTGGAAATGGATTTTGGGAAACTTTTTCTTTTAATGTTAATTTGGTATATTCACTCATTTTTCGTATGGGTATATTATTTTAACAAAGATAATAAATTATATTGTATATAATAGCAACTATATGTTGTAACTTTTAAAAAACGACCCTATACTTATCTTTCTATCCTTTGGGTCAACCTTTCTGGACTTCCTTTTTATAGGTATTGACGGAAGTATTGACAGCATGGCTGCAACTGTCTGGTCACTAGGAGTCCAGTTGTTCGCATCAAATCTCAACATGTCATCCAGTAAGTCATTAAACGGGCAAACTCCATACATGTCTTTTTTAGTCTGTTCGTCACTCCACCCAAACTCTTCTTTTTGAATCTTTGGGGATACTACTCCAACAAATTTATAGGTATGCCTAACTAAGTTAGTTATCATCTGATGCCTAATCATTTCTCCAGCTGTGGACACTCCATCAACCGACTTAGTACTAGTTGATTGAGTATAGTCTCCTTGCTTTGTTTTGTATACGTAATTTTTAAATCCATGCCTATTAGCATAGTTTATTATCCCTGGCTTTTGATTCTCAGGAAGGAATGGTACGCCATAAAATACACTAGCCATTATTATATCCTCATAAAACTCATCTGGGTTATCTCTCCTCCCTAAATACTTCATCACCCACCCATTGCTAAAGCCTATGTTATTTATATCAAAATTCTTAAAGAAATATCCAGCAGCATCTGACTTAGTATTATCTACAGTTTCTTTATGGTCAAAGGGGTCAACACCGATTTGTCCCGTATGAGCAAAGTATGGAGATGGTAGCCCTCTATTATCTAGAGTAAACCTACACCTATTCTCTTGGTCTGGCATCCAATATATCTCAAAAAACCCTTTTTCATCTGGATAGAACTTAACCTTGTGAGCCGTTTTGTCTTCCCATATAAAGTTACCTCTAACTACCTTTCCCTTTTCTTGTAAGTCGTTGTAATCTTTTTGTTCATATATTTTGTATGTTGGAAACACATCTCCCTTTCCAGATATTATGAATGCGTCATCAATACTTCTTGGGTATTTTCTCCTTCTAGATATTAGTTGTTCTCCAGTTAATGTTTTCTCAATCTTAACTAAATATGCTTCTGCCGTAATTATATCTGAGTACCCATACTTATCAATAAATGTAGGTGTTTCATCACCATCTTCAGATTTATCAGAACCCCTCAATCCGTAGTAGGCTGGTTTAAAATATCTCTTAAGACCAGATTCTGTTTGTTTGGTTCTTTTAAAATAATCTGATTCCACTGTGGATTCGTCCCATATATGCTTACAGTTGATACCCCCTTTCTTCTCCATGTCCTCAACCGTAGTTGTCAACAGGGCTTTGCCCGTAACATCAGCTCCATCTGCCAAACATTCTTTTACAATATACCATCTCTCATGGACATTAGCTACTCTGGTTGCTGTCTTGCCTATCTCATCGTGGAATATAAACGCCAACCCATCTCCATCATAAAATTCTTCCTTAGCATTCCCATAATTGATTTCTGAATCTAATACCTCTGAGTATTCTTTCTTTTGAGTTTTAGTACTCCTCTTTCTTGGATTTCTATACTCTAATTTCTTGCTAGGGTCGCTTTCTCCTACGTCAACTGGCTTAAAGTATTCTGGTAATGCTTTCCATGATTTTACTAGCTTCTTAAATACTTTGGCTCCATCCGTATCAGTTTTAGACTGTATACCAGCAATGGCGTCTGGAGACCTGGAAACCAGCTCGTTAGCAGTACATGTGCTTCGGTAGGTCTTTCCATCCCTTCTGTTCGTAATGTGTATTAGACCAAAACAATTGTCATCCTCTACACATTCGTTCCAGATGTAAAAATAATCCCTGTCTGAATCTGTAAAACTTGGTAATCCAGAAACTTTTCTCTTACCTATAGCGCCATCTCTCTTTACAACTTCTTCAACCCTTACAATATTCCAAGCTGTCAAGTAATAATAATGAAGCCCTGTTACGTACTCTATGTTCCCGTTATTATAAAACCAGTAACCATTAAGCCTTCTTTCCCAGTGTAATCTTATATGGGCTTTATCTTCAGCTGTGACCTCTCCATTGGAGAACCTCCAGTTCAGCTCTTTTATATATTTTTTATCGAAAGGAGTAAATTTCTGTTCTTCAGAGGGTAGTCCGTATCCATCTATTTCTTCCTTAGGAGGCGGCTCAGGGAGTTTAAACTTAAATTCGTCTATCTCTCTATCTCTTTCAAATTTATCGTATGTATAGCGTTGTGCTAGCCCTTTACCCATTTGACCTCATTATATAACTTTCTACTGATAAGTCACCCTTTAATAACTCCTTCTCTTTATCTATTTCTCCATCAGTAAGTTCAGATTCTATTTCTTCTATCTGCTTACTCCATTCATAAGCCTTCTCTAAAACTTTAAA